TCAGTATTAATACTGACAGATGCCCAATGCTGACAGATGCGCTAGAGTCGCAAGGCTACGATGCGAAGGGTGAACCGGAGAAATACAACGATCACCCATCCATTGATGACTACACAGATTCAATGGGTTATTTCCTGCACAGGAGATTCCCACTGGTTCGCCCAATATCACAGGCGAGGATTGCAGGCATATGATCACCAAGAACTATACCGGCGTATCAACGCCACATCCGGCTTATGAAAAGAACCTGACTTTGTGGGATCGGTGCATTGATGCTTCAGAAGGCCAGTACAAAATCCATGAGAAAAATACTGCTTATCTGCCAAGATTGCGCTTTGAAGAGCAAAACGACTACGAGACAAGGCTGAAGAGAACTCCATTCTTCAACGCTACTTGGCGAACCATTTCTGGCCTAAAGGGCATGGTCTTTCGCAAGCCGTCAAACATTGTTGCGCCAGAAGGTGCAGAGCGTTTTATCAATAATGTTGATCTTGCCGGTACTCCACTGGATGTTTTTGTTCAAGGTGTATTTGAGCGAGTTTTAAAGACTGGTCGCAGCGGTATCTTGGTTGACTACCCGCAAATTGAAAACCCTGGTGGATTTACTCGCGCTGGCGCAGAACTGTTAGGTGGGCAACCTCTCATGGCTCACTACACTGAAAAGGCAATAATCAACTGGCGCACAACCCGCATTAATGGCTCTGAAGTGCTGACACTTGTAGTGCTGCAAGAAGAAGCAGCAATGCCTCAAAATGAGTATTCACACGAAGCGCAGACAGTGTTCAGGGTGCTTGACCTTACACCTAAAGGTTACAGGCAACGACTCTATCAGCGAGTTGATAACGCTGATAATCAAGTTGGTGAGGATTTATATCCGCTGATGAACAGCCAGCCAATGCGAAGAATACCTTTTTACTTTGCTGGCGTTGATTCGATCAGCCCAGCAGTAAGCTCACCACCACTGCTAGACTTGGTTGATATGAATCTGGCGCACTACATGGTCACATCTGACTATGAACACGCTTGTCACTTCTCAGGCTTACCAACTTTGTTCATCACTGGTCACAGAAGGGAAGAAGGTGACCCGCCTATCACATTGGGTGGAACGTCAGCAAACTGCCTGCCTGACCCGATGGCAAAAGCATTCTACGTTGAAACAACAGGCGACTTTCCTGCTCTGCGAACAAACCTTGAAGATAAGAAATCACAGATGGCAGTGCTTGGCGCAAGAATGCTTGAAGGGCAGAAGTCTAGTGTTGAGTCGGCAGAAACTCAAAAGACAAGGCAATCCGGCGAACAGTCGCAACTGGCGGCAATGTCTCAGGTAATTAACATCACCATCACTAACGCGCTGACAACCTTCCTTAGATGGGCAGGCTTAACTGGTGATGTTGCCTACACCTTAAATAATGACTTTATGCCAATCAGAATGTCAGCACAGGAATTGACTGCACTTATAGGCTCGTGGCAATCAGGCGCAATCTCTAACCAGACGCTGTTTGATAACCTGCAAGACGGTGAAATTATAGCTCAAGGTGTCACGTTTGAAGTGGAGCAGGAACGGATAAACAGCCAGCGGATTGATTGATGAACAAACAATTTGATGCGGCAGTTGCGTTACAGCTGGACATATTCAGGGCTTCTGAAGGTGTCAGCCGAGACGTAATCCGCATTCTGCGTGAGCTTGAGCGTGAGTTGGTCGGTAAACTTGCAGGCGAGATGACTGACTGGAGCAGGGCAAGGGCAAACAAACAATTAAAAGAAGCACAGGCTCTGATAGAAAAGTATTATGACCGTATCGCAATTAAGTCAATATCAGATACCGATGAGATCGCAAAGGTTGCAGCACAAGTAACCGCGTCATCCATTAGCAGAGACGCTGTTTTGCCAGCTGCAACAGTTTTAGATAAAATAGCAACAGATGCTGTTATTCAGGGTGCGACACAGGGTGCATTTTGGGCAAAGCAGTCTGCTGATGTACAATTTAAGTTTGCGGCAGCAGTCAGGCAAGGTATAGCAGGGGCTGAGACTAACGCGCAGATCATAAACCGTGTGCGTCAGGTCATGGATGTATCGCGCAGCAACGCAGCAGCACTGGTGCAGACATCAACAGCGACCATTGCCAACGATGCTCGCATGAAGGTAATGGAGGACAATGATGACATCGTCCTGCGTTATAGGGCTGTAGCAACACTTGATTCGCGCACTTGTTTAGTCTGTGCGCCATTAGATGGGAAAGAGTGGGAGAAGTCTGGCAAACCCTATGGCGGTCACAGTTCGCCAATGCCAAGTTATCCGCTGCACTTTAACTGCCGGTGCTTGTTGATTCCGGTTGTGCTTGATGGCGAGCCTGGTGGAACAAGAGCGTCAGAGACAGGACAGGTCAAGGCTTCACTGACATTTGAGGGCTGGCTATCACGGCAGACGCAAGATCGTCAAGATGATATACTTGGCAAAGGTCGCGCAGAGATGTATCGTAAAGGTGAGATAACGCTGAACGATTTAGTCAATGGCAGAGGTAGGCCATTAACGATTGCACAGCTTAAAGAGAGAAACAACTAAGGCCAGAGGCCATGACCAGGGGTCAAACGATGGAAATAACACCAGAAATAAAAGCAATAGTTGACGAGGCGGTTGCTACTGCTACTGAAGGCTTAAAGAACCATAACAAGCAGTTGTTAGCAGACTTAAAGAGAAACGAGCGCAACGGTAAATCCGTTGATCCAGCAGAGGTTGAGCGTTTGGAGGCTGCGCTAGAAAAGTCGCAAGCTGATAACGCATTACTGCAAAAGCAGAACAAAGATTTGACCAAGAATTTTGAAGAGAAAAGCAATGCTCTAGACTCAGAGTCGAAATACACTCGCCAGCTTTTGATACAAAACGGCCTTACAGCAGAGCTGTCTAAGGCTGGAGTGACAAACCCAACACACCTAAAAGCAGTACAGGCGATGTTGAAGGAAAATGTGCAAATCGTTGTCGAAGGTGATGCGCGAATTGCTAAGATCGGTGATAAAGCCCTTTCAGACTTTGTGAAGGAATGGGCAGCGGGTGACGAAGGCAAGCACTTTGTTCAAGCACCTGCAAACTCTGGTGGTGGAGCCACTGGTGGTAATGGCGGCGGGGCTGCCTCGATAAAAGGCAGAATTGATGGCTCACCTGTTGAACGAGCAGCATATTTCGCCACAAAATTCCCTGACTTAACGCCATAACCTAAGAGGTAATTATCATGGCTCTAACCAACATGAAAGTGTTTAACGAGTACGTCCGTGAAGCAACAATTGAAACTGTTGCCCAAATGGTCGAGAAATTTAACGCAGCCAGCAACGGCGGCATCCAGTTGTCAACACAAGGCTTTGACGGCGACTTCTTTCTGAAGTCAATGTTCTCCAGCCTGCACAGCGCACAACGCCGTGTAGATCGCTACGCCACCAACACCAGCGCATCAAGCACTCAGCTTGCACAGCTTGAGCATGTGACTGCAAAGGTTGCTGGCGGCTTTGGCCCGATTGAGTGGGAACCATCACAACTGCGTTGGGTTGGTGATAACCCGACTATCGCTGTTGAAGTTATCTCTCGCAACATGGCAGAAGCAATGCTGAAAGATATGCTGAACGCTGGTATCGCATCAGCAATCGCTGCGATGGAAAACCTCGGCGCAACGGTCACGAACGACATCGGCACTGGCCGTGATCTGACCTACAGCGACATCAACAACTCACACGCACTGTTTGGCGATTCCAGCCAACTGCTGGTGTGCGATGTGATGGACGGTACTATGTATCACAAGCTGATCAGTCAGAACCTGACAAATGGTGCGGAGCTGTTCCAAGCTGGCAACGTGACCGTTGTCGAGATTCTGGGCAAGCGCATCGTTGTAACTGACGCTCCTGCACTGCGTGAAACTCCTGCAACCTCCACCAATGACATCAAGATTCTGTCACTGGCGCAGGGCGGAATTGTTGTACACGATGCAGGTGATCTGATCACCAACGTAGAAACCAGCAACGGCAGTCAGCGCATCAAGACTACCATGCAGGCTGATTACACGTTTGGTCTGGGTCTGAAAGGCTACGCTTGGAGCAAGTCTGTTGCATCACCGACTGATGCAGAGCTTGGCACTGGCAGCAACTGGACGAAGATCGCTACCAGCGTGAAGCACACTGCTGGTGTGTTGACACTGGGTCAGGCTGCTTAATTGTGACTCCAGCGGAGTATTGGGCTAGCAATCAAAAGTTGCAGCACATTACTCCGCTGGGCGAACGATTCCCCGAAGTAAATCTGTTTCCTGCATTACAAAAAGCAATCAAAGGTTCTGTTTTTGAGTTTGGCTGCGGCGATGGTCGGCTTGCGCCAGCTTTTAACCCTGATCAGTATGTTGGCTACGACATAAACTATTCTGCAATTAAAGCAGCGAGACTAAACAATCCGTCTTATCAATATACCGATGCTCATGCCATAGGGTATATTTATCACGCCTATACGTTTCTTGCGTACACTGTCTTGCTACATGTGCCTGACTACGAAATAGAAAACGTGATCGGCTTGGCGAAAAAGTACAATCGAATAGTCATTGGCGAGATCATGGGCAGGCAATGGCGAAGGCCAGGCAACCCGCCTGTGTTTAATCGTGAGTTGGCAGAATACGCAGAGATGATCCAAAGACCGTATGAGGTCATCAACGTACAATATCCGCGCTACGGCTGCGACCTGACGCTGGCGGTGTTTGATGAATCTTTGCGTTCTTAAATCAGGCGGCGACTTTAAACCAGAACATGTGCGGCGACTTGCCAGCATGGTTCCTGACCTGTTCTGCATATCGGATGTGTTCATACATGGTGTGCCTGTCATACCGATGCGCTACAACTGGCCGTCATGGTGGTGCAAGATGGAAATGTTCAGGCCTGATATTGAAGGCGACATTTTCTATTTTGACCTTGATACAACGGTTATCCAAATGCCGGAAATACCTGAAGGCGATTGTGTGCTTACCGACTTTGGCAATCCAAATGTGATCGGTTCCGGCTTAATGTATCTAACTGAGCAAACAAGATTTAAAATCTGGGATCATTGGATTAAATCACCAGGCAAACACATCAGCATGAATATAACGCTCGGCGATCAGGGCTATTTAAATCAGCACCTGCACTTAGCAAAACGATGGCAGCGCATTGCAAAGGTGTACAGCTATAAACGTCATGGCAAGCCAGCAGACGCTCAAGTGATCTGCTTTCACGGCAAACCCAGACCGTGGGACATAGAACATGCACTTTGAGCCAACTGCTCCACTGGCTGACCTGATCATGCGTCATGCTGGTAAAAGAATCTGCGTCATGGGTGGCGGCAAAACTCTGCAATCGGATATTGAAGGCATCGAGGCAGACATCTGGATAAGCGTCAACAATCACGGGGCAAAGCTAAAGCCTGTTGATTACATTGTTTGCATGGACAACATCCACACAGCAAACAAGCGTGAGATGCGTCATTTCTTAAGGCAGTTCTCTGATGCGCCGGTAATATCACCGTGGCACTGGGGTCAGTACCAGATGCACAAGTGGCCTGGTTATCCAAGAATGTTTAATTCTGGAGTCATGGCAGTCTGGGTGGCGTACCTAATGGGGGCGCATCCTGTTATAATGGCAGGATATGATTGCTATAATGGCGACAAGAAGATCATTGATATGCACAGATTCTTTGTGCCAGAGGTGCGTTGTCAGGTTCGTGTTGCTTCTGGGGCATTGATTGGAATGTACCCAAAGCACGAAATTACAGAGAATTTTGATAAATTTGCAATTCCTGAGATACTAGGTGACGCAAGAGATGGCTGCGTTAAGGTTAGAGTTAAATCACTATTCACTTATCGCGGCTGTGAATGGCCTATTGGAACAATACTGACGTTGCCAGAGTTTGAAGTGCGGCGACAGATAAAGCATAAATCACTGGAGATCGTACCTGATGAAAAAACCGACAAAGCGTAAAACAGCAGACGTTGTTGAGCAGGTAGAGCAGCCATCAGGTGATGCTGTGATGCTTAAGGTTGTGCGGCCTGTTGATGGCAAAGAAGTGGGCGAAACATTTACTGGCAGGCTAAACGACTACCGTTTGCAAATCAAACATGGGTCGATTGAGGTGATCTGATGGCCGTTCCTGTCAATAGCGTTTTACCTGTCATCAGCGGCACTGTTGAGGTCGGTTATACACTGACGGCAACAACTGGCACATGGTCGCCGACACCAACGAGCTTTGCTTTTCAGTGGCAGCGAGTCAACGACAGCATTGTTGATATTGCAGGCGCAACAAACAACCAATACATCATCACTGCCAACGACACAGGTTATACGCTCAGAGTTAAGGTTATCGCTACCAACAACAGCGGGGCATCATTGCCAGCCATTAGTGCTGAGACTGTAGAAATACCTGATGACTGGTTTATTGTTGAGGACGGTACTGCTAAGTCTGACGCTGTCAGCTATGCAACAATCAACTATGCAAACGATTACCATGCAAGGCGCGGCAATCAGGCTTGGGGAAACCTGAGCATAGGCGAGAAAAAAGCAGCAATGGTAAAGTCTGCTGAATACCTCGTTGAAAAGTACCGGATGAGATGGAAGGGCGAACGGGTAAGCACAACCCAATCACTAGACTGGCCGAGAAACTGGGTCGAGTATGCTGACTACCAGTTTATAACCCGCAACGGCGCACAGGTGATCGGCGGCTTTCTTTACTACCCAGCTAATGAAGTGCCAGAAGAAGTCAAAGCAGCACAGGCTGAACTTGCATACGCAACGCTGACAGGTGTTCTATACGGCGAACAAGGTCAAGTTGTGAAGCGGCAGAAGGTTGATGTGCTGGAAGTTGAATATGATCAATATAGTTTTCAGGGTCGCAGATTCCCTGCTGTAGATGGTCGGCTGGCTCCGTTGCTGGGCAATGTTCGTAATCAGGTAGTGCGAAAATGAGCTTTGACTATGTTGCCTTGCAAGCGGTATCGACCAGCCTGCTGACTCAGGCGGGGCAGTCTGTCACGCGCACAGTAGTGACTGTTGGCGCGTATGATCCGGCAACTGGTACTGCAACAACGACAACATCAACCAGCACAAGAAAGGGTGCTTTGCTTAATTACAGCAAGACATCAGAGCAATACATTCGCGGCAACCTAGTCGAAATCAATGACAGGAAACTATTGCTCGATGCAACAGCGGCAGTGGCACTGACTGACATCTACACAATTCAGGGTGAGCAGTATACGGTTGTTTCGATTAAGCCAACGAACCCTGCTGGCACAGATGTCTTGTTTGAATTGCATGTGAGGCTGTCGTGAGTTTTGCCTCCGATATGTCAAAGTGGTGTAAGCAGACAATGCCGCAGACAATGGAAAAGGTTGTGCG